ATCTGGATCTCTGCTTGGATCTTCTCACGTTCTAATTGTATCTTAGAGGCATTCTTCTCACGTTCAAGTTGTAAATCAGCCTCTAGCTTCTGTATTTTAGCCTGTAAGTCTTGCTGTGCCTTCATCTGCTCGATTTGCATATCTTGTTGGGCTTCAGCTTGTTTAATTTGAATTGAGGACTGTGCTTTGGCTTGATCTGCTTCAATTTGAGATTGCGTACGAGCTTTAAGTGCTTCAGTTTCAAGCTGGGCAAGTTGTTGTGCATATTGTAATGGGTTTCCTTGCTGACTCTGCTGCATTGCTTGCTGCATTGCAGGAATAGGTTTCATTTGCGGTGCTTCTTGAACAACTTGCGCTGCCCTTTGGCTTATTAGCCTGTCAAGTTCTGGGTTAACATCTTCGAATTTAAAGTCTGGGTCTCTAAAGTTCGGCAAAGCAGGCAATGGAACACCAACACTTTGCTCCATTCTCACCCGGTAAAGTAAAGCTATGTGTTCAGCAATATGAGCAATTAATATTGGCTGCATTTGTTGAGCACCGGGATTTCCACCCAGAGATGGGTCTTGCATGAATTGCATGTGAACCGCGATATGCGAGTCGTGGTCTTGCTCAACAAAGGCTCGAATTGGTTTGCCGTACATAACTGACATATTCTCATCAATCGGATCCATTTGGACAGCTTCTTCAGGTTTCTTTAGTATCTCATCAATATTAGGTATCCGTATCGCCTCGTACATTCTTTTAAACGCTTCGTACATATCATGGAGTTGGGGAGCTGCCTTCGCCATTTCTAAAATAGCTTGTGCCTGTGCTATTCTCTGGGCAGTGCTGAATATGTTAGGGTCACTTACAGGAATAACATCAATTCGACCGTCGAAATCCGCTGCAAAGACTTCCTCGCTACTTCCCGATAGCGCAAAGGTAAATGATTCAGGCAGGTTCTCGGCATTTAGATCAGCGAGCAACTTAAACTCCTGTCCTTGCGCGTAATGCAACCTTTTATGGATAGCGGAGAATGATTTAGAACCTTGCTCAATTAGAGCAACTGTCGTACCCACTGGTGAATTAGGATTGACATCACCAACATTTAAGTCTGCTGTACTGGCAAACCTCTGACCAGACTGAACTATGAATCCTAATAAATTAAACAGTGACTGGCTAGGCTCTTTAAATGGCAGTGGCATAATTGCCTTGTTTACATCGTCAACTGTCGCATCTAAATCAACAAATTCACCGGGATTAACCTGAACTTCACCTCCGCTAACACGACCTCTAAGTTTAAAACCACCTTGCATATTAGCAAATGCTGCTGAGTCTAACAAAGCTCTAAGTGAACCAGTAGCAGCTTTGCCCAGTCCACCAATTAGATGGTACAAACCGAAACCATAAAAACCAAGGCCGGGTAAGAACTTGTAAGAAACAAACCAATCACGTCTAAGTTTACGCTCATCTTGCTCCCGCCAGTTGCGTCTTATGCTTACGATAGATTGATTGTCATAATCTATAGTTACAACATAAGGTACTGCGACTGCGGTATCGCTTTCTTCAACATCATCAATGTCATCGAATATTTCATAAACGTGCATCTCTAAAAGAGTCATCACCTCGTCTTCAGCTGAGTCTCCATACTGATCTACACCTTCAATCTCACCAACAACATCCCCGGAAGGGTCTATGTTTTCGCCATCAAATTCAGTTGGTAAGTAAAATCCCGATTGAACGTATCTGTTATAATCGTTTTTCGGCATGCGAATGACATGCGTATAGCGAGGGGAAGTTTGCAAGTCTTTGCTTTCAGGAGCAACAACAAAATCTTCTGCTCTAACAAACTGAGAACATTGTCTGTCCATATTGCTATCCCACCAAACCTTTTTAAATGTCTGGCCAACTAACGGGAGGTGAAATAACATTTGGTCAAGATCAGGAAAGTATTCTGGCATTTCTTGTGTGATTTGGTAATTCATAAAATCACGAACTCTGCGAGCTTGTTCTTCTAGCTCTTCATCTGGATCGCCAACAATTACCGTTTTAACAGGACCACCACTGGGATAAAGCTCTGCGATTGCCCGAGCATTAAACTGGGTTGCAGCTTCGGCTATCATGGGATGAACAACGGTTGACAGTCCGCGAGTAGCACGCTCGTCTTCTGATTCGTCTAAACCACCATCTGGCTCTAAAGTCTCTAAGCCATTTTTGTAACGCTCCTCCCACTCAGACCTAGCCTCTCGGTCACTCGTGTAATTAGAAACAAGATCAGCAGCTTTCCGGGATAATTCTCTGGAAGGTAAAAGCTCTGCTAAGTTAGCTCCGAATTCACTATCCTCGTCAAATTCGAAATCAAGGGAAGGGTCGCCAATTAAAACTTCATCGTTTTCTATGTTTTCAACTTGTAAATCATCTAAGGGTGTTCCCTCAGAGAAAGGTGCTAGTGGTTCAGTTAGGGAAACAGGTTCTCTAGCCATACATAGTTATCCTTCTTTTTTCAGCAAATTCGTCATCTTCATAATCTTCAGAGTGAGTAACGAACCAACCCTTTCTTAATCTAAGCCAAGCCTGAGTGCAAGTGTCAACTATGTCGTCGTTGTCTCCTGCGGGAAAGGCTGCACATATGTCTATTAAATCTTTAGCCCACTTTTTGCCGAAAGGAAAGTAAATTCTTCCATCTTCTAATAATGCGGAACTTGCGTGTGCTCTGGCTTGCTTGTCTCTGTCTGGGGAATATTCAAGAACCGGGATACCAGCCATACGCAAGTCTTGTAACAAAGACTGGCCAGATGCTTTCTTCTCTATCAAAACTGCGTCAGGCTCCCATTCGTAATATGCTTCTTGAGCGAGCTTTCTTAAATCAGGATAGCTGACCCTGTCGTACCACATTTCTAAAACCATTGCGTTTATCTGGCCATTCATGCGGAAAACTCCCCATGTTGTGCGAGCCGAATAAGATGATTTTTCTTTCGTGCTAAATGCTGTGTCCCAAGACTGCAACACATATTCTATTTCCGGAAGCTCATCTTTCTCCCATGGCACCCACCAAGAAGCCTTTAGAATTCCACCACCTTTAGGCATTGGCCTTTGTTGAAGTTGTCCTGCGGCTGCATAACTGCCGAGAGATCTTTCCAAGTTTTCAAGTGTTTTATTGTCTATCCTGTCTGGCCAAAGCAACTCCCCTTCTTTCGTTCTAGGGTCTGTGAAATTAAGCCGGGTGTTGGTTGGGGTTGGGTGGCCTACCTCATAACGAGCCGGGATGCAAAGATGATCCCACTCATCATCTAATTGATTGGCGAGAATATGCCCTGTTAAATCATTTTCATGAACTCTTTGCATAATAATTATGAATGCACCAGTCTTCGGATCATTAAGCCGGGTTTGCATAGCCTGATCCCACCACTCAAGAACACCTTCCCTCACAGCTGATGACTCAGACTCTCTAACATTGTGTGGATCATCAATAACAATTATGTCACCACCTTCCCCTGTTAAAGCACCGTCAACTGATGTTGCAATTCGAGCTCCTGTTTTGTTATTCTCAAACCTTTGCTTTTGGTTCTGGTCAGAGGTTAGCTTAAAAGTTTCCCCAAAGTGATCTTTATACCAACGACTGTCGAGTAATCTTCTGCACTTTACTGAATCCCGAATGGAAAGAGAACCTGCATAAGATGCATAAAGGAATTTTTTCTCAGGCTGGATAGTCCATGTCCAAGCCGGGAGAGCAACTGCAACTGAAATAGATTTCATGTGACGTGGGGGAATGTTAATGATCAAACGCTTTATGTCACCTTCAACAACTGCTTGTAGGTGTTCACTTATTGCATCTATGTGCCAGTTGTCATAAAAATCTCTACCGGGTTCAATCGCTTGCCAAGAGTTTTTGGTAAACTCCTTCAAACTCCTCTTCATTTTCTCCGCTCGGATCTCTTTCAACGACAGCGTGTTCAAGAACTCGTTCAATTGTGGTGAGGTCATTGTCTGTTAATCTGCTTATATCAAGCACCTTTCGTTCTTCTATTTGCGCAGTTACTTCTACTGCCTTTAAGTCTGGCATGCATTTAGACAGCAAAGTTTTAGCCGCCATAATTCTTAGCTCTGGGTCTGCGCCAATTTTACCAATACTTTGCACGTTACCTTGCTCGTCTTGTGAGTAAACCGGGAACAATTCTTTGCCTGTCATAACCGAGGCGAGGAATCCCACTGGGTCTGCTTGACCCATTATCCAATTAAGCGTGGCAGGATGGTTCCATTTCTTAGCTCTTTTGTTGCGATGTTGTGCAGGCTTTTGATTTTTTAAAGGCTCGACAGATTTAAACCGACCATCCCACTTTTCTGGCTCTACAGCACGACCATTATTAACTGGCCTTTGTACTTGTATTTTCTTTTCTTTTCCTGAAACCAACTTTTACTCTCCTTAACCTTTGTTTGCAGTGGTCAACTGTGAAGCAACTGTAAACGTATTTGGCGAAAAAAGAAAGCCCACAAATTAATGCGAGCTTTTAGTTAAGGGAGAGAGACTTAACGATACTCTCCTTTGGGCAAAAAGTAAAGTTTTATGCTACAAGATCAAAGTCGAAGCTAAACTGATCATCACACTTACTTTCAAATTTAGGGTTTTCAACCTCAAAGAAATTGTGAACTAACTTTTTATTCCAATGATGAGAAGCATCCATCGCAACCCACTCAGGCTTCTGGTTGTCGATAGTTGTCCAGTCCCTCGTGTCTACAACAAGCACATGCTTAGTAACCTGAACAATATAAACCTTACCCGGCTCTAAGTTTTCTTTCCAGAACTTTCTAAAGATACGTCGCTTTTCTAACTTATGCCACTCACCTTTAATACCAAGCCTTTTACAAGCAACCTTTATATTAGAATTACTGACACCTTTACAATGTCGCTTGCCTCTTATCTTTCTGAGGGTTTGATAAGCTGGCTCGTAATCTGTACCAGCAACTGTAGCAACAGCAAATGGTCCACACCATGTAGTTCGATGAATGCCAGTGTCGCAATAAATGATCTGTCTTTCTTTTGGGTTATGCTTTTCCACAATAATTTCCTTTCTAAGTTTCATTTTGGGGAATGAAAAATCCCCCGGGGACTTTTGAGTGAGCACTTTTAACAATGCTCACCCATTAGTTGGTTATTTTATAAGACCAACCTCTTTATAGTGCTTGGTGTAAATTGGCAATTGCTTCCCATCAGCAACCTGATTTAAAAGATTAGCAATTGTCTCATGGATTTGTGCAGTTTCTAAGTGCAGCTCCATTATTCTACCAGAGTGAACACCATCTTCACGTGCCTGCTGACGAGCATCTTTTTTGCTCATCTTATAATGGCCATGGTAAGTTGGGTTTTCATATTTATATAATTTCATTTTAACTCCTATATTAAAAATGAAGGGGGAGCCGAAACTCCCCCGGGGATTTTAGCGGTCGGGATGGAACTCATACCCTCTAGCTGCCTCAAGCAAACTAGGCACAGGCAAGCCGAGCTTCTTCAGCCGAGCCGCGCACCCTTCAGCTATATAAAGAGCATCAGCCGCCGCACCATGCCCTAAAGCACTGTAATACTTAGAGGCGTGGTATTGATAACTAGAGAGAAGCTCGTCGCCTTTCTCTTTTATCGCGAATGCTTTAGCATCATCTACTAAAGCCTCCGTCATTTTTGTATCGTGGCTCATAAGAGCCTCC